CCAATCACGAATTTCGTCAATAGTTCTTTTGCACCCTGCGCAATAACCGTGTTGAATACGACACACCTGTACGCAGGGTGATGGAACTTTGCCTAGTGTAATCTTGCGATTTCTACTCACACTGGCGCAGTCCTGTTGCAACGTCGAAGTAACAGGCACCACCTTCATCAACGTAGTCTTTCGTTTCCTCTACTTGTGGTTCTTCTACCACATCTTCAGACGAGGATGCATTTAAAATGCCGTAGCGTTTACCTGATGCTCGGAATGTAGTACAGCCAGATGCACCACCATCATAAGCATTCATATAAACTTTCTTAAAGTCTTCCCATGACACATTATCACCAACGTTACACGTCTTAGAACATGCAGAGTCAACGAAACGTGATGCCACATTCAGTACTTTTACATGGTCAAACACAGACAGTTCGTCAGCAGTCTTACCTTTAATACCAAACACTCGATAGCCATAGTCTTCTACTCGTTCTGTCTTTGGTCCGTCGAAGGTTTGGATAGTTCTATCGTAGTAATGTGAGAAGACGGGTTCAATCCCAGAGGATACGTTGTCGGCTGACAGACTGATAGTTCCTGTTGGAGCAACAGAAAGCAGATGACTGTTACGAATACCATACTTGCTAATAAGATCACGGATATTATCAGGCAAAGACTTAGCAAAATCAGATTCAAGATAAGCCTGAGTAAATAGAGGAAACGGCCCCTTTTCCATAGCCAATGATACAGATGTGGTATACGCAACATTCCTGATTACTCCCATAATTTCTTCAAGAGTTTTTAAGAAACGTTCACTGCCGTACTCAAACCCTAATGCCTCAATAGCGTTAGCTACTCCAGTAACACCTAGACCCATGCGGCGTTTGCTCTTGGCCTCTTTCTCTTGCTCTTCTAGTGGATATACAGCACGATCAACTACGTTATCCATAGCACGAACAACGTGTGGAATATCATTCCGTAGTTGGTTCATATTAAATACGTACTTACCTTCATGCTCAAGTACATACTTAGTTAAATTGAATGAACCTAGTAGACAGGCACCGTTTGGTGGTAATGGCTGCTCACCGCATGGGTTAGTAGCTGCAATCTTCTCTACGTATTGAAGGTTGTTCTTCTTATTAATTCTATCAATGAATAGAATCCCAGGTTCTGCCCAATCCCATGTGCTTCGTAGAATGTCATCCCACAATGCACGAGCACTTACAGTTTTATATACACGCCCATCGAACTGTAGATCAAAGTCTAAGTCCTCTTTAACAGCAGCCATAAATTCATCAGTCACACCCACGGAAATATTAAACTGCGTCAGTGTATCGCTGTTGTTCTTAGCTCTAATAAACTCTTCTATGTCTGGGTGGTCTACACGAAGTACCCCCATCTGTGCACCACGACGATGACCTGCTGATGCAATCGTCTTACATACGGCATCAAAGATACCCATGAAAGATACTGGACCAGACGACTTACTGTCTAGTGATTTGATCAGCGTACCCCGTGGACGTAGCGTAGAGAAGTCGTAGCCTATGCCACCACCTAAACGCATTGTCTCTGCTGCACGTCTAGCAGCTTCCATTATGCCATCCATACTATCTTCTATAGTCATAGATACAAAACAGTTATAGGGGGTCACACGCCGTGGTGCTCCCATTGCTGACTGTACACGTCCTGCTGGCAGGAACCGTTGGTTGTACAGAATACTTCTAAAGTTATTAAAATGATCTTCGTCATCTTTTAGTGCTTCAGCTACACGTGTCATAGCTTCTCTAAATGTTTCGCCTTTTGAACGGTACTTCATTGCGTGTATCTCTTCTGAGATAGGTAATGTTGGGCCATAAGTTTCCATGTCTACTCCGTTAATATTTTTATTGTTCTTATGCTTATACCGTCTATGTCGTAGACGATTTCTCTCATTGTCTCTTCAACCTCTTCGTCAATGTGACCATCAACAGGAACAGGGTAATCATCTTCATCAATCTCCAAAGTCAAGAATACTTTGACTATCATCTTTCACCTCAATCAATTTATTTAAATACCACTGAGCCTTTTTAAGGTCTTCAGCTTTATTTTTGTAGCGATAACGCCACAGATATTTAAGTATGTTACCCTGTAGGTAATACTCAAACCCCTCTCCAGTTGCAGCTTCAATGGCATCAATGCATTCAATGCCAGCTTGGTTGTAATGTGGTGGTTGGTTTACATTGTCTGCCATATTGATCTCCTTAACTGAATCGTAATTTAATTATGTTGCTATCTTCCTGCGTTTCAACAACAGGTTTACCTTCTTTTTCTAACATAGATGTAGTGTACTTGTAAAGTTTATTTCTTAATTCTACGTCCTCTTCCATTAAAGGAATGACAGACAGAGTTAAGTTAGTTACCATATCTACATGACTGTAGTCAGTTGCATTTAGAAAGTTTTCATCTAGCGTAAGATAGCCCACTGATAACTCTCCCGTCCATAGATCGTCGTCATCTAACACTGGTGAAATGCGAATGATAAAATCATTTGGCTCGAAGTCTACGAATATTCTCTCTTCTTCTTTGCTCATACTAACTCCTTTTTATTTTTTCTAGTGGGAACTCTATTAGCTCTGGATGTTTATCTTTACCTTTCTCTTTCAACCATTCCAGTGGTGGATAACGATCTGCGTACAGAAACTTGTTACGCTCACACCAGATGCCATAGGTTGTCTTTGCCCCCTTGCTCAGTTTAGATTTACTATTTGTAAACACAAATCGTATGTCAAGGTCAGGGTGTTGCTGCTTGATCAGCTTATGTTTCCTACGGTCATCTGATGTGAACCTCCCCTTCGTTTCTACTATGATACCATTAGGCAGAACGAAGTCAGGGGTATACGTGCGGTACATCAAGTCTTCCCATTCGATCTTGATTGCTTCGTACTTCACAGGAATTTTATTTTCCTTTAAATACTCCGTAACCCTTTCCTCAAGACCGCTACGATACCCATGCTTCATTGCTGCGCTAAAACGTTTCATGGGAACAGGGGATTCCACCTAATTGTTTTGATGCCTAGTGCTTTCAACTCTTCAGTGATAGCTTGGTCAGCATCTTTACGTGCTTCCATTGCGCTACGCAATCCTGCATAACGTTTATTGTGTAGCTCTCGCTTACGCTCACGCAATTGTGTTTCAAGAAGATTGATCTCTTCCTGCATTTCTTTAATTTCATCATCACCTAACATTTAATACTCCTTTATTTCTACATAGGCTACTGTCTTAGGCTCTTTAGCCTGAGATACTTTAGATGGTAACTCCTGTAAAGTGGGCCAACATTCAAATCTGTAGTCACAAAATCTACAGTTATCGTTTAATACGTAATTCCCTGATGGCTTACCCCTATATGTTTCAGGGACTGCCTTGAAACAACGTTTAAACTTATTCTCTTCCACAGTTGCTACAGTCTCATTGATCTTATCAATCTCTTTGTCTACATCAAGACCATTGGCAGGTACATATTTAAACTCACCGTTGCCCTTGTTGACTACCCACCAACCACCTGCTTTCTTGTTAGCAGCTTTTGCATATCCTGCAAGTTGTCCTACGTAGCCAAACGAATCTCCCTTAGATAAAGAGTCAAAAGAATCAAACTTGTTAGCGTAAGACCAAGGGGATGCTGACTTTATGTCGTCAACTGCATCGTCAATTACAATGTCGTAACTGCCCTTGATATTACCACCATCTACAGGCAGGGACACAGTGTCTGTATCCTCGTATGTGACACCTGCCTCTGTAAGAATGCCTTTGAATACTGCTTCGACTATATCACCAATCATCATATTCATTACGAATGTAGATGGCTTTGGCAGTGCAGTCTCAGGCTTGTTCTTTTCAAACCAGAGTTGACAAGTAGGACGCCCAACATTGGACATCCTTAACTTGAACTCGTCACGAGACTTACCACTGCCGAACTGTCTTACAATAGCCGCAGCCACGTCTGAACCAACTTGCATAGCAGTTTCAGGAGAGAACTCTGTCTTTCCGTTGGCTGCATCTGTCATGTATTGGTGCAGTTTCAGTTCAGCAGGGTGGTTCATTATGCAAAGTCCTCTTCTGTAATATCAATGAAGTCATCGACGGTTGCGGTATCTACATCCTCATGCTTGTGGGCATTTTCATCCCATGAATTTGTGATGTAGTCATTGTAGTTGCTGATCCACGCCAAGAAATTACCAAGTGTTTCTTGTGCGTCATCGTCCAAGTCCAATGTGTTTTGCAGGTCTAGCTTAACCTCTGGTAGGTAGAAGCTGTTCCCATTTGGTAGAGACTGCTGACTTGTAGTCAGTGTGACGTAGTGCATTGGTGGTAGTCGGCGCATCTTACCTAGTTTGGTAAACACACCACCGATTGTTTTGAACGCATCACGGTTCTCTACTTCGTAGATGAATGGCATCTCTGATACCTCAACTGGATTACCAGATGCATCTACTGGATCAACCAGTTCAACTGTACCGAACACGGCACGAACACGTTTAATCTGACGAATCAAATCCTGTGTCTTTTCAGGCAGTGCCTTGAAGTCTTGGATGTAACCCGCAGGTTTACCGCAATTGAACCCACCATCATTGTCCTTCAGGTCAATGTTAAGGTTGTCAGCCATTACAGTTTTGATGTAACGGTTTGGTGTTTTGTCATTGCCCATAACGAAACGCTTGTACATAAAGCGTTGTACGAATGGACGAATGGTTGCCTTACTTGCGTAGTAAGTTGGTCCATCTGGAATCTCCAGTTTATACGAACCCCCTTCAACAACTTCCATCTTCACCTTCTTGCCGTTTACTTCTGACTCACCCATGATAGGAGTGTGACTAATGCGTAGACGTGCAAGCGTAGACACCTTTGGTGCTTGCTCTGTATCGGCACTCATGCCCATCAGTTTTGCCATGTCTGTGAAGTTTGTCTGTGTTGCTACTTGATTCATGTAAGTCTCCTTTTCTGTTTTACGAAGCTATAGTTATATCAGGCTACGTCCTTTGTGTCAAGCCAGTTTGGACCAATTTTTGCTTCTAATAATAGAGGCACATTAAAGTCTATGTTCCAACGTTTGTTGACCAAGGCTGTAAGTATTTCATTAGTACGGTGTATTACTTTAATTACCTTTTCTGTTTCATTTGGGTGAACGTCAATCACAATACTGTCGTGTACCGTGTTGACTATGCAGGATTGCATTTGGTTTACTCCCATTAGCTTATCAATGTATATCAGAGATATAGGTACGATGTCTGCTGTTGCAAATGATTGCACGGGATAATTCTTTATTTGTGTGAAATATGTCACACCCCCAAAGCGTCTACGCTGTACATCAGGGAATGAGAACTCACGTCCTGATGGTGTACGTATCTTGCCTGTGTTTAGTGCTTCCTTGGCGAGTGCTTCATGCCATTTGCCAATGCCACTGTACTTCTTAGTGAACTGCTTGTAATATGCAGCCTCAGCTTCAGTACGACCAAAGCCACTTGCCCCATATAACGGAGCGAATGTGTGTGCCTTGGCATCTTGACGTGAAATCTTCTGACCTGCGTCACTGATAACCTTTGCCGTGTAAGAATGCACATCAAAACCTGTGGTCACCTCGTCAATGGCAGTCTTGTCCTGTGATAGGAACGCAGCCACACGAAATTCCAACTGTGCAAAGTCAGCTTCCATAACGCTGCCGCCATCCCAACGTGACTTGAACACCTTCTTCACTGGGAATGTACCACCACGTGGCATGTTCTGCATATTGGGATCAGCCCCTGATAGCCTACCTGTGCCTGTGCGGTGCTGTAGTAGCCGTACATGCAGCCTACCATCTTGTTTGGTATGGGTGGCTATTCCTTCCACAAAGCTACTCAGGTATGTATCTACGGCGCTTAGTCTACGGACACGTTGCAAGAACAACTCCGCTTCTTTCATGCCCTTGCTACGTGCAATACCTTCAAGATGTACCAGATTATCTTTACTTGTGCTGAAGCCATTGGCACTGACCCACTTAGGTGTGGGTGCAGAAAACTTTAGGCCAGCTACTACTGAAGCATCAGTAAAAATATAACCACTAGCATCGCACGTCCCACACCGATTAGTTCTTGCGTATAGAGTTCCATCTTTCTTTACCTTTCTTATCTGTCCAGTGCCACTGCATGTGGCGCACTGCTTTGCTTTCTGTTTGTATAGCACCTCGCTACTGCTATTCACTAAACGTTTGTACTCACTATCACTCATGCGATCATCGAACAGTTCAGCCCAGAACTTCTTATCTAATGGCTTACGACTGTATATAACCCATGATAGTTGTTCAGGGCTATTGAGGTTAATAGGACGATCACCCATTAACTCACGTACCTGTAATTCTAGGTCAGTGATTAGCTGATTACGTTCCTGTTCAAACTCCTGACGCACCTCGTCAAGTGCATCCATATCCACAGTAAACCCACGTTG